TCAGCCGCGAGATCCTCACGGACTCCGGCATCGACCTGGTCGCGTTCCTGGGCCGCTCGCTGGGCACCTCTATCGGCATCAAGGCCAACGGCCTGCTGACAACCGGCACCGGCACCGTCCAGCCGAACGGCATCGTCACTGCTTCAGGCTCGGGCGTGACTGGCGGCACGGGCGTCTCCGGCGTACCGACAGCCGACAACCTGATCGACCTTGTTCACTCGGTCGATTCGGCCTACATCCGGCGCGGTGCGCGTTTCATGGCCCGCCGGACCACGATCGGCGCGATCAGGAAGCTCAAGGACACGGCGGGGAATTACCTCTTCGTGCCGGCGGCGACCGTCGGCAGCCCGGACACCCTTCTCGGGTTCGAGATCGTGGAGAACCCGGACGTCGCAGCGACTGCAGTCAATGCGAAGTCCGTGCTCTTCGGATGGACCGGCTCCTACCACACCCGCATGGTCGGCGGCCTGGAGATCGCACGAAGCGACGACGCCTACTTCGACACCGATGAGGTCGGCTTCCGCGCGACGATGCGGATCTGGGGCGACCTGGGCCAGTCGGCAGCCGTCAAGCACTTCGTCGGCGGCACCGCCTAGCACCACATGAGGGGCGGGGCTTCAGCTCCGCCCCTCACCCGTTGACTCCACCGGCCCGCGCGTCTTCGCAGTGGGCGGTCGGCGGGCCGGTGGACCCACTGCGAGCACTGCGAGGAAATATGGATCGAGCAGCACGACGTCGCGCCGCGCGCGGAAACGGCAAGAGGATCGCCGGAGTCTGGCTATCCAATGCGCCCTGGGCGCCGACTGGATACGGCCAGCAGACAGCCCAGGTCATTCCCCGGATCGTCGCCGACGGCCATCGGATCGCCATCGCGGCGAACTACGGCCTAGAGGCGGCATCCACGTCCTGGGAGGGCATCGACGTCTGGCCTCGCGGCATGGACGTGTACAGCCAGGACATGGCGGCGCCCTACTACCGCGACTGGATCAAGCAGCACCCCGGCATGACGCCGATCATGTTCACGCTGTTCGACGTCCACGTATTCACGAGCCAGCAGTGGGACTCCATGAACGTGGTGCCATGGCTTCCGGTCGACCATATGCCGGTCCCGCCAGCGGTGGCGGCCTTCTGCGGCAAGCCGAACGTGCATCCGATCGCGATGAGCCTCTTCGGCCAGGAGCAACTGCACCGGCGAGACATCGACGCGCACTACGCGCCGCACGCGATCGAGGCAGTGTTCCGTCCGACGCCCCACGTCGAGCAGCAGGACGGCAAGCGGATCACCGGACGGCAGTTGACCGGCTGGGACCCCGATCACTTCGTGGTCCTGATCGCGAACGCAAACAAGGGCGTGCCGACGCGCAAGGCATTCGGCGAGCAGGTGCTGGCGTTCTCGATATTCGCCGAACGTCACGATGACGCGCGGCTGTTCATCCATTCTGAGCAGTTCGGCGCGATGACTGGCATCCAGTGGGACCCGCTGCTGGAGGCCTGCGGCGTCAAGGACAAGGCGAAGTTCATTAACCAGTACCAAATGCGCATCGGCATCCCGCCCGAGGCGCTCGCTGCCATCTACAGCGGGTCCGACGTCATGCTGAACCCCACCCTTGGGGAGGGCTTCGGCATCACGCAACTGGAGGCTCAGGCGTGCGGCCTGCGAGTCATCACGCAGGACTTCTCGGCGCAGGCCGAGCTCGCCGGGCCTGGCTCGATCAAGGTATCCGGTCAGCCCTGGTGGGACGCGACTCAGCACGCCTGGTTCTCAACGCCAAGCGTGCCGCAGATGGTCGATGCGTTGGAGCAGATGTACCAAGAGGGCCAGGTGCGCAGCACCGCCGCTGCAGCCTGGGCGCGCGATAACTACGACGCCGACGCCGTCTATGCGCGCCACTGGCGACCGATCCTCGACCACCTGGCCGAGGAGATAGGAGAGGAGGGACCGTGCCAATCGTCAACGGATATTGCACCCTGAACGAGATCAAGGCCGCCGCCCGAATCCCGCAGAGCGACACACAGGACGACACGCTGCTGGAACTCGCCGTCGAATCAGCCTCCCGGTCGATCGACGCGCACTGCGCCAGGCACTTCTACCAGTCCGGCACGGCCACCCGGTACTACGTGCCGGCCAGCCGGATCGTGTGCGACATCGACGACGTCGCGGGGACCGCGCTCACGGTCGAGATTTCGTCATCTGCCGACCAGGTCTACGACATCACGCTGAACAACTCCACCGACCTGCAACTGGAGCCGCTGAACCGGCGCTCCGTCGGCCTGGCGTTCCCGGCCACCCGGCTGCGCATGATCGGGGACTACTCCTTCACCACGACCCTCGATGCCGAGGCGACGGTGCGCGTAACCGCGAACTTCGGCTACGGCACGGCAGTGCCGACCGAGGTCAAGCAGGCCTGCATCGTCCTGGCGTCGCGGTTCTACAAGAGATTCGACTCTCCTCTCGGCGTGGCCGGGTTCGGCGACCTCGGGGCCATGCGCGTCTCCCGCGTCGACCCTGACGTGCAGTCGATCCTGCAGCCGTTCGTCCACGCGCAGGCCTACGGCATCGCATGACCACCGTCAGCGAACTACGCGCCGGGATCGCGACGAATCTAGGGTCTGTAACGGGACTGCGCGCCTACGCCTACGTGCCGGATGACCCGAAGCCACCAATCGCCTACGTGATCCCCACGGGCATCTCCTTCGACACTGCGATGGGTCGTGGCGCTGACACGTACTCATTCACCGTGAAGGTCATCGTGGGCCGGTGGAACGAGCGCACCGCGCAGAACACCCTGGACGGGTACTGCGACCCGACCTCCTCGACGTCCCTCAAGCGCGCGATCCAGTCGGATCGGCAGCTCGGGGGCAAGGCATTCGACCTGCGCGTGCAGTCGATGTCGAACTACGGCCCGATCGTCCTAGACGACGGGATCACCTACCTCACGGCGGAGTTCGCCGTCGAGGTCATCGCTAGTTAGGAGCGCATCATGGCGAAGTTCGTGGTCACCGATCCGGTGATCGTGTTCGCTGGCGGCACCATCACCACGTCCTGCGCCAGCGTGACCATCAGCCTGGAAGCCGACGACGTCGAGACGACAGCGTTCGGCAGCAACGGAGGCTGGAGGACCAGAATCGGCGGCCTGAAGCAGGGCACTGTCGACTTCGAGTTCCATCAGGACATGGCTGGCGGCGCGCTCGACGCGACCGTCTACCCGTACCTGGGAGCGACTGCAGCGGTCAAGGTCCGTCCCGGCGGCACCGCAACGATCGGCACCAGCAACCCCGAGTACCAGTTCGACGTCCTCGTCAATGCGTGGAACCCGATCGACTCCGCAGTCGGGGATCTCGCGACGGTCAGCGTGTCCTGGCCCATCACCGGGGCCGTCACCCGCGCCACGGCCTGACGAATAGGACACTGCGATGCAACTGCGAATCACCATCACCTACGACGACGGTTCGACCGTGGACGCCTCGGCCTCCACGGTCGACCTCGTCGCCTGGGAGCGTCAGACGGCGAAGTCGCTCGCGCGACTGCTGGAGGAGCGCTTCCTGGGCGACATGCTCTGGCTCGCCTGGCATGTCCTGAACCGCCGGAAGTCGACCGACAAGGACTTCGACACCTGGCTGGAGCAGGTCGACTCTATGGCCCTCGGGGAGTCTGCCGAGGACACCGTCCCTTTGGGCGAACCAGCGAGCACTGGCGAGTCGTCGCGCTAGCGCGCGCCTGGGGCTGCACGCCGCACGAGCTGCTGCAGCACGACGACCGCATGATCCACACCATGAGCATGTTCCTGCGCTGGGAGCAGGGCGAGCGCGAGAAGGCCCGCAGGGCATCCAAGAGGAGGTGACGTCATGCCGATGACTCTGGAAGTCGACGGCGCTGGCCGCCTAGTCGAGGCGCTCTCCAAGTTCAACAAGGAGATCTACTCGGATCTGCTCAAAGCAGTGCGGCAGGCATCCGAGGCCGTCGCCGCCGATGCCAGGCGGCGCACTCCTTCGCAGGTCCTCTTCGGCTCCCGCCCGTTCGGCAACCCCGGCAGGGGATGGGGAAAGTGGACGGAGACGCGCGGCAGGGTCGGCAGCTCGGGCTCGGTGACGTTCCAGACGACTAGCCGCTCGCTGGACTGGGACCAGGCCAGAGTCGATCGGGGCATCAGGCCCGGCGCGCGAAAGCGCAGGATGCGTGGCGCTGGCACGGTCGGCGTTGCCGGCATCGTGTCCTTCCTCGACCCGGCTGGCGCGATCTGGTCGACGGCTGGCGCGGATAACCCAGGCGGGCTGAAGAATGACTACTTCAACCCGGCGATCATCGCGCGGTTCGGCGCTGACTATCCACGCGCGCTCAAGCCTGCGCTGTTCGCCAAGGGACCGCAGGCTGCCGTCGAGATCGACCGGGCGCTGGAACGCGCCGTCGCGAAGTTCGGACTGAACTGATGGCGAGGCCAATCAACGTCGTCATCAAGGGCGAGTACACCGACCGCGACATCAACCGAGCCATTCGCGACCTCGAGCGACTGAAGTCGCAGAGCGCGGTTACCGGCGGCGCACTGGGAACCTTCCAGAAAGGCATGGTCGCGGCGGGCGGCGCGCTTGCTGCGGCGTTCTCCTTCGATGCGGTCATCAACGCGATGAAGGACGCCGCCCAGGCCGCGATGCAGGACGAGAAGTCGATGGTCGCGCTGGCGACCGCGATGGACAACGTCGGACTGGCCTCGCAGAACGCGCAGGCCGAGGGCCTGATCGAGTCGATGATGCTGCAGACCGGCATCGCCGACGATGCGCTACGTCCGGCGTACCAGAAACTGGTGACGGTCACGAAGGACGTCACCGAGGCGCAGTCCTTGCTGCAGACCGCGCTTGACCTGTCGGCAGCCGGATACGGCGACCTGGAATCCGCGTCCAAGGCTCTGTCAGCGGCTGCCAACGGCAACTTCACTGCGCTGCAGCGGCTCAAGGTCCCGATCGACCAGGCCGCGCTGGCATCCAAGGACTTCGACGCTGCGGTCGCGTCCCTGAATCGCACCGTCGGCGGGCAGGCGGCAGCAGCGAGCCAGACGTATGCCGGTGAACTGGCGCGTCTGAATGTGGCGGTCGGCGAGGCCCAGGAGGCCATCGGCTACGCACTGCTGCGCGCCTTTGACAGCCTTATCGGCAAGGTCGGCGGCACTGGGGGAGCGCAGCAGGTCATCGTAGAGATGGGCGATACCGTCGCCGAGTTCATCGATGGCACCGTGATGGCAGCAAACAGAGTCGGCGATCTGGCTTTGCAACTGGCGCGATTGACCTCGTTTGGCCTATTGCCAGCGGATAAAGGATTCAACACCCTTGAAGCCACCATTACCGTCCTCAAGGGCCAACTAGCACTGCTGGTCGGCCCTCTAGTCACGGTAATGATGTACTTGGAGGACATGGGCATCATCAGTGGCGACACTGGAGATGAGACCAGAAAAATGACATCTGCGACAGTGGATGCCGCTATCGCATCCGGCAAGGCATCCGGATCAGTCGCGGCACTCGCTGATGACACTGAGAACGCAGGCAACCAGGCCTGGTACGCGACGCAGTCCTATCTGGCGTTCTTTGAAGCGCTGGTGCAGAGTCAGCGTGCAGCGCGCGACTTCGCCAACACGTCAGGAACTGTGTCGAGCGCTTTGCGCGAGGGCGCAGAACTCGGCGGCTCGCCAGTCTGGGAGCAACTGCGGCAGAAGTACGGCGAACTAGCGGAGTCGACGCGCAGCGCAGGATCAAGCGGCAGCAAGGCTGCGCAGGACCTGGCGATCAAGTGGAAGCAGGCCGCTGCCGAGATCAGCGGCGACATCGACGGGCTGAGACTGTCCTTCGGCGGCGGCGGTACCGTGATCGCCGCTGGCATGGTCGAGGCCTTCCAGTCCAGGCTCGATGCCTTCCGGTCGATCATCAACACGCAGGTCGGCATCGTCAAGCAGGCAACCGACGCGCTGGACTCCTACGCCAGGGCCGTATCGGACACGGTTCTGGGCAATATCCAGTTCTCGATGACGGGCGCTGAGGGTCAGCCGCTGACGCCTGAGCAGGTCGTCCAGATGGTGCTCGGCGACATCGAGCAGCAGGGCAAGGCAATCCAGGCGATCTCGCAGATCGCGACGAAGATCCCCGAGGCGCTCGCGCAGCAGATTCTGACCCTGCCACCCGATGCCGCGATCGGCCTGGCCAACTATCTGGCCAACAATCCGGCGCAGTTGGAGCAGCTCAACACCAACTACCAGGCGCTGGCATTGACGACGCAGACGCTGCTCGGCATCCCGATGGCCGAGGCCTTCGCGGTCGTCGGCGATCAGTCTGCAGTGTCGATGATTCAAAGCGCCAAGGAGAAAATCGCCGAGGAGTCCGAGGCGTTCCGTCGCTGGGTGCAGTCCAAGCTGAAGACGCGCATCATCGTCGAGGTCGAGTACCAGGCGGTCAACGTGGTCGCCGGTGCTTCCCTCGAGCCGCGCGCCGAGGGAGGTCCGGTCGGCCCCGGCACTGCCTACCTGGTCGGCGAGCAAGGCCCCGAGGTATTCGTGCCCAAGCAGCCCGGCGTGATCGTGCCGAATGATGCGATCTCGGGCGGCGGCTCCCCGGTGGGGACTGGCGGGTCGACGTTCGTCGTCAACATCAGCGCAGGCATCGGGGACCCGCGCGCTATCGGGCGCGAGGTCGTCGAGGCCATCACCCTGTACGAGCGCGCCAGCGGCCCCGTCTTCGCGAGGGCCTGATGTCGGTCAAGGTCGAGTTAGCCGTCGACCTGGCGGCCAACGGCATCGGAGACTACTTCACCCTCGACGACTCCACGAAGGGCGTACTCGGCGGCACTGTCTACAAGCTGGCCGGTGATGTCCTGGTCGACCTGACGTCCTACGTGCGCAGCGTTCAGGTGCGCAGGGGACGCTCGCGGGTGCTGGAGCGGTTCCAGCCGGGCATCGCCGAGGTGGTGCTGGACAACCGTGGCCGCACCTTCGACCCGACCTACGCAGCCGGGCCGTACTTCGGCTCGATCGTGCCGCGCAAGGGCGTCAGGATCACGTACTCGGGCCAGCCGCTGTACGAGGGCCTGGTCGAGGACTGGATGTTCGACTTCGGCCTGGATGGCGACGCCACTGCCGTGATGCGCTGCGTGGACGGCTTCGCGTCGATCTCGCAGGCCACGGTGACGGCGGGCACGCAGGCCACGACGGGCTCCGGTGCGCGCGTCGGCGCGGTGCTGGACGATGCGGGCTGGCCGACGCTGCATCGGGTCATCTCGACGGGCCTGTCGACGCTGGACAACGATGTCGTCACGGCGAATACCAACGTGGCGACGTATTTGGCGAAGGTGGAATCGTCGGAGCAGGGCGCGTTCTTCTTCGACAAGTCGAATATGGCGACGTTCCTCGACCGTGCGCAGGTGCAGGACCCGACCAGCGGCGGCGTCGAGTTCGGCACTTCGGTGCCGTTCGTGTCCTTCGAGGCAGCCAGCCTGACCGATGAGATGCGCAATAGCGTCGCGGTGACATACACGGCCGGCACGGTCGTGGCCGGCACTGCGACGGCGTCTTCGTCGTCCTCGATCACGGCCTACGGGCAGATCGACTACTCGCTGGACACCCTGGTCAGCACCAATCTGCAGGCCCAGGCCATCGCCGACTTCCTCGTGAATCAGTACAGCGAGCCTCGGTTCCGGGTCGACGGCCTGACCGTCATCGTGGACGCGCTCAGCCCGACTCAGGCGCTGTCCGTCATCGACCTGGAACTCGCCGACATCGTCACCGTCGCCGTGTCGCTGCCGAACATCAACTCGGTCGGCTCGGCGCTGTCACGGACGGTGGCGATCGACGAGATCAGCCATTCGATCGACATCGACCGGCACCTGATCTCGTTCCGCACCTCTGA